TTACGGTCTGAGTCCCATTCCGCCCTCGAGGGTTATGGTTTCGCCGCTCATATACTTGAAATCAAGTGATGCAAGCGCAACGCAGGCACGGCCGATTTCTTTTTCGACATCACCAAAATGTCCCATTGGCGGCACTTTTACATTCGCCTTGAATGCGTCGGGATAAGCCTGCTCAAATTTTTCAAGCTGAGCAGTCCATGCAAGCGGACAAACAATGTTGACATTTATTCCGTCCTTGCCCCACTCGTTGGCGGCAACTCTTGTAAGACCTCTTATTCCCTCTTTTGCGGCTGCATATGCACACTGACCGAAGTTTCCGAAAAGTCCTGCACCCGAAGCAAAGTTGATAACCGTTCCCTTTGACTTTTTAAGGTACGGATAGCAAGCCTTCATATAATAGAAGGTTGCGTACAATCCCGAATAAACAGCAAGGTCAAATTGCTCTGTTGTATGATCTGCAAGTGTAATACCCGACGCAGAAGCCTGAGCGTTGTTAATCAAGACATCAATTCCGCCGAATGTTTCAACAGCCCTGTCAACAACATTCCGAACAACCCTTTCGTTATCGCCGTCCTTGCTGACATCAGCCTGAACGGGCAACACATTTACTCCGTAAAGTCTTTCGAGTTCTTCTTTGGCATCCTCAAGCTTTTTGACATTTCTGCCTGTAATGACAAGGTTTGCACCCTCTTTTGCATAAGCAACAGCAATGCCGTAGCCGATTGAACCGCAACCTCCGTCGCTGAGAACAGCCCTTCCTCCGCCTGTAATAACAGCGGTCTTTCCTAATAAAAATCCCATTAATCCATCCTCCTTTTGATAAAAAAATATGCTGCAAGAATACAAATATTCTCACAGCCTTATATTATCAGTTATTAAGTTTAGTGTCAATCGTGTAATGCTATTATACGGGAATGTTGGGTTTTGATTTTGAATTAATCTTTTCCTTTTGTAAATTTTCTTTTGCAGTATTAATAGATGCAACCAATATTCTGCGAATAGTGCCGCATCGGTTATATAAATCAATTGATAATTCTCTAAACTTTGATTCAGCCATACGAACTTCTTTTAATTTATAACAAGTGAAATATACTTCGTATGTGAAATAATACTATTGTATTGTGAAATTTTCTGCTTACGCAGAAAGTGAAATAAAATAAATCCTTTCACGCCGTCAGGCACTTCACATTGAAAATCCATATTTCACACCGATAGGTATTTCACAAATCCTTTTGGATTTATTTCACTGAAAAAAGCACTTGCTTTCGCAAGTGCTTTTTTCTTGGCGGAGGACAAGGGATTTGAACCCTCGCGCCGCGTTAGCGACCTACTCCCTTAGCAGGGGAGCCTCTTCACCACTTGAGTAATCCTCCGTGTGAAGTTTAAATTCACTATAAAATAAAATGGCGGAGAGGAAGGGATTCGAACCCTTGGTCCCTCGCGGGATCACTAGTTTTCAAGACTAGCTCCTTAAACCACTCGGACACCTCTCCGTATGCTCATCTTGCCTTTCAGCATTTCAGCAAGATTTATTCTAACACAAGTTTCTCCATTTGTCAACACTTATTTTTAATTTTTTTGAATATTCAGTAAAATAAGAAAATTTCCCAATTTCTTGACAAATCGCAAGCCATCATATACAATAGTTATGTTATGTGCCAATAGCTCAGTTGGATAGAGCGTTCGCCTCCTAAGCGAAAGGTCGGGGGTTCGAATCCCTTTTGGCACGCCAAAGAAAAACCGCATTAGAAAGCCATTTTCAGGCTTTTTAGTGCGGTTATTTTTATGCTTTGTGCTTTTAAATACATCAAAATACAAGCAAAAACAGAGAAAATGCATTGCAAATGCATTGCAGAAAATAACTTCTAAATTTTAGCATTATCTGAGATTTTATGTTTTTGAAATCTTACATACAGTCAGTAATTGTTATAATTAAATTACTTTTTTAAAATAGCAAAAACCTCTTGCCTTGATATATGCCAAAAATGGCACACATCAAAGCAAGAGGTTATATATGATTATGAATGTCTTAAATAATGAAATAAAAATTACTTCTGTCGCTTTTCGCACAAGTTGAAAAAACTTTTCACACTAAATGAAAAAAATTGAATTAATCATTTTTGCATATTGTTGCAGAAATGTTTCCGTAAAAAGAAAAACACCTTGCAGAAATTTTGCTTTCTGCAAGGTGTTTTTTTGTGTTAATTATTCTTTTTTCGGTTGCCGTTTTGCTCTAAAATGAGATTTGTGCCGGTCTTTTTAATCTTATTTGGCTGATATTCAAGGATGTCAGCAACATCACAACCAAGGACTTCGCATATCCTGTCCAAATGTTCAATGTTAATGCGGTCACACATCTCATTATATATATCGCATATTGTCGCAGGTCTTATGCCGGTTTTACGAGCAAGTTCAGCCTGCGTTATGCGGTATTTGCCAAGCAAATCGGACAAATGAATTTTAATCATAATAACGCCCCGAGTAATATAATATACTACTGCGTTATTATTTTGCTTAATCGGTAATATTATTACCGAATCAGTAATTGGTTATGATAACTTCTTTAAATTCTGCACGATTTTCAGCGGTCGCTGGGAGCAAGTTTTGCCTGCTTACGCACTTAATATTGTAACCTTTATACAAGTCACGAATGAAATCGCAATCGTTATAGGATAGGATAAAACGCCCTTTAATCCCCTTTAAAACGGCATTTAAACGGATATGGTCATCTTTATTGAACTTAGTATAGTTGCGGTTATAGTAGCGTTCTGATGCCACATATGGCGGATCTACATAAAACAGAGCCGAATCACGGTCATATGTTTTAATAAGGTCTTCAAAATCCCTGTTTTCAATGATTACACTTTTTAATCGCTCCTTGTACTTTGGTAATTCAGAAACGATATTATAAATTGTTTTAGGGGCGGTCGCAAAAGAATTTCTATTGCTACCAAAGCTACATTTAATCAAGTAAAGATATCGTGCTGCTCTTTGCAGGTCAGTAAGCTCAACCTGATTCTCAATCTCATAGCGATATTGCGAAAACAACTCACGAGATTGTAACCAGTCAACCTCTTTTTGAAGTGCTGAACAGTTGTATTTTATTTGCTTATAAAGGTTAATCAGGTCGCCGTCAACGTCATTAAATACCTCCATTTGACCTTTGATTTTATCCTTACCGAATAAGACCCAGCCTGCACCGCCACACACCTCTATGTAGCGGTTACTGTCGCTGGGGATGAGTGAAATAATCTGATTTTTAAGGTGACTTTTGCCACCAATCCAGCCGATAAAGCTACGCATTTTTACCTCCATAATAACTTTTTAGGGGCGTTATTATGGATATGTAAGATTAACCTAACGCTTTCTTTGCATTTGCAATTTTCTTGTCTTTAGACCAATTGCAATCATTGATAAGATGATAGATAGCATTGATTGTCTTCTCGCCGACAATGCCGTCAACCGTGACCTTACCTGCTCTCTGTGCCTCTTTTACAGCTTTCAAAGTGCCGTCACCGAAACCGTTTGAATTATCGACTTTCGTCTTGATGATTCTCATATTGTATAAAGTAATTAACTGCTTCTTGAACGCAAGTGTTGCTGTATTGTGTGCGCCGTATTTAATCATTTCTTCTACCTCCGTGTTTGTTGTTTTACCGCCGAGCTGTGCGGTTACTTCGTCTGCAAGATTACCGAGCCTGTTATAGAGCCAGTCGCCCGGGCAAGATTTATTTGCAAACCACCTATGTACAGTCAAGACCATTTCACCTGATTTTGGCGAATAGTTTAAAGTCTTGTCTTCATTGCCGAACCAAAGCAGTTTGGTTTTGCTGTTACGCTTGCAGATGTCAACACATAAGTCAACAAGTTTGTTGTATACTTTGCTATTCATCGTGTACGGAGCTACTGTGTCGCTTGCACATTCGATTGTGACTGCACGCTGGTCATTTGCATTGCTTGATGAACACCAAGAGCGATTGCCCTCATCTACACAAAGCAACACTCTGCCGTCATAGCCGATTCCGTAGTTACAGCTTGCCTCACAGGCTGTGTTCATAAAGATGTTGCCGAGGGTTTCGACACTGCACTGACCTACAACACAGTGCGGAGTAATGCGGTCAATACTGTGTGTGCGTTTACCGCTGTGATTTGGCGATAATTTAGTGTAATTTACAAGTTTTGAATTACTCATATCATTCCTCACTTTCTGAATCTGTTTTCGTTTCGACTGTTGTCTTTAATCTTTTAACGATTGATACTAAAAACTTCGGCAATGGGATTCCGATTTCCGAAAGGTTTTCAAGGATTGAAATTAATTCGTTGATGATAAACCAAATCGTAACAATCATGCCGATACAGTAGTTAATTTGCAGGTCGATTCCGCAGTTGACAAGTGCCGAGCTGATGAGATAATCTGCAACAATTCCGACTGCTACGGCTACGATATAGCCTACTTTTTTGATAATGCCTGTTACACCGACACGGCTGTTCAGCGTGTGGCTTATGTATGCCTGTGCCATTCCAGTGATGTAGTCGATAATCATTACCGCAATCATCACCGCAAACGGCACAAGCAAGATGTTAAGATATGCGACAATAGCACCGCATACTGTGGCAAATAATGCCTGTAAAATGTTTTCTTTCATTGTTATTATCCTTTCGATATTTTTTTAAATCGGTATGAGTTCCAACTTCTAACTGCTCATCAACAGGTGAGCTGTTTTAAAAAGTCTTATTTAGTTAATTATCTGCTTCATTTACATACTTAAAATCTTCAACATTTTTTGCCATTACTTCTTTTAGTTTATAGTCAAATAAATTCGCCATAGCTGAGTAACCATTAGCCGAATAATGCCAATTAAAAAAATATGATGTAAATGGTTCACTGTTAAATTCTTTAAAACAATCTAAATAATAGCATTTTTCTTTTAATTCACATATGGTTTTATAAACATCATTAATGCTAGGCGAGTTTTGTTCTCTTGAAACTCCAGTACACACAATGTAAGATTTGGGTGATATATTTCGGAGTTCATTAATTACTTTGCTTACATAGCCATATAATGTGTCATTATCTGTATCTATATCGTCTGTTGTACCTATATTAATGCCAGATTCATTAGCACCCATGCAAATTACATATAATGGCATAGTACCAATGCTTTTGCAGTAATTTAAACCCCAAGTTTCACTTGTTGTATTTAGCCATGTTTTACAAGTTTGTCCTGACTTGCCAGTCCAAAAAGATTTTGTACCGCATCGTTTTTCTATATAAGCCCCCCATGAATGTTTTAAATCTTCTGAAATTGGAGTTCCATCTTTTTCTGTATTATAGCCCACAGATAAGCTATCTCCCACACTTGCAAATTTAGAAAAAACTGAAAAACCTAATCCGTCATTTATTATATTACTATATATACTGTTGTTTGTTTTCGATTCTTCTATTTTCTGATTAACCGAAGATAAATCGCCAGTATCACTTAGTGAATACCCCATCTTAACCATACTTATAGATCTACGAGAATTTGTTACTCTAATAAAGCAAGTGCCCTCAATTAATGTAACAACACCATTAACATTTACGATCTTATTTCCACTACTTATAGCATTAATAGTACCACCAAGATAATTTTTATTAGAGTCATAGCAATTAATATAATATAATGGACTATTAAGGTCTCTAAATTCACCTTTTACAATAACACGGCTTGAAATTGCAATAAAGTCTGTTGTTTTGAATGCTACGAGTGTATTTAATTTGCCTTTTTTATCAATATAACCATCATAGTTGAAATCTAATGTAATATTTCTATCGCCTATATCATCCTTTAACTTACTTACATCTGCCTTGTCCGCTTTTCCACCAAGCAAATTATCGGCTTCAACCTTTGAATAAAAAGAATTGCTGTCAGCTTTGTTTCCGAGGAGCTCGTCTATTTCTTCCGATGAGTAGATTTCGTTCGCACTATAGTAATAATCGTCAAGATATTCAATACTCGGATAATTAGCTCTGCTGTCTGTGATGTCCGTTTTGGAACTCACTTTGTTTGAATCATCCTCTTTCCCTTTAAGAGCATTGGCTACATCTGTTGCGTTTGCCTTACCTGCAAGAGATGTTTCTGCCGTCTGCATTCGTGCCGACAGCTGACTGACCGTGCTTTTTTCGGCTTTGTTTGTTACAGCGGAATCAATCCCGTTAAGCCTTGCGTTGAGGCTTGAGGAGCTTCCTCTTGCGGTTTCGACTTCTGATTTTACGGTGGTTAAATCGGAAGTTGCGGTTTTGAGAGCCTCTTCAACAGCTGTAACCCCGTCTGTTGCCCGTTCAATCCCCTCGTCCATATGGTTGAGGTTATCGGCATTGAGGGGCGGAGCAGAGCCGTTTACAAAGACAATTTTATTGTATTTGTTCATTTTCTTTTATTTCCTTTCCTAATCGTTTTTTGCCCTTTGATGTGAGGGTAGTTATAAATCCGTCCATTTTCTTATTGAACACAAATGTTTCAATTGTCGGCAAATCTTCAAACGGAGTTTTAATTGTGTACTTATCGCCTGCCTCAAGCCACCAATACGAAAACAGCTTAATTTTTGTCGGGCGGTATTTATACACATTCCCAAAGAAATTAACAGAATTATATTTTGTGCCGATATCACTTGCTGTTGTTCTGCACCTCATCAAAATGTTATCGGAAACATACCACGAAAAATCGTTACTGTTGCCATACAAAAACGCTTTTTTATCAGCAAACTTAGCACTGTACATACGGATAGGCTCAAGTTCGTAATCCTCAAAGGATAAATCTTTGTACGAATCGATTGTTTCAACGGAAGATTGAGAATACAGCCTTTTAAAACGCATTTTTCCGTCGGCATCTATAACGGCAAAGCTCAAAGTTAATTCTGCATAAGCTTGGATTAAATCTGACAAGGTAATGTCCTTTATAACCTTTTCTACGCAGGTATCATCAAATTTCAGCGGTACACTAAAGATAGATAAGCTCGGCGGTGAAACCCCTGTAATTGCATAATCTTTGGCAAATTCTGCGATTATTGAATAAAAGCTCTTAAAATTATCGTCTTTTTGATAGTGCGCATAACCATAGTTCTCTTTGCCTCCAAACCACAAAGACATATCCACCTTTGACATATCATAAAAAGCGTCATAGGCTGTGATTTTGACGATGTTACGCTGTTTTTTATCTCTTTGAGCCGACTGAATTTTACCGTAGAAAACAGGACATTCAACCGTTCCTGTTTCGGCAGGACAAATAAGAGTATTTGACGGGTACAAATCATCTGACGGATACAACTCCGATTCAAGATATGTTGCCGTGATGATGACCTGTACCGTCTTTCCTATCAAAGCCGAGCAATCGTAATCAATGAGTTTTACGCTCATTTCAGAGGCTATGCAACCGCCGAATTTCAATTCTTTTTCAACGATTTCATTTTCAAGCGAAAAGCTGTCAAGCACGATACTTTCACCTGTTATATCCTCAAAACTGCCGTCTGGGGAATGCAGGGCAACGGTGTTGTAAAGTGTGTTTGTTTTCAGCTTATCAGCAATTTCTTTAGATAAAAGCATTTTTAAGAATCACCCCTTAATACTCAATCAGCTCAACAGTAATCGGCTGATAGGTTATATCATTCTTTTCGGCATTCATTACGGTATACTCAATATCGGGAATATAAAAATAAGAGGTGTAATAGCTGTTCGTTTCATCGTTCCAATAAGTTACCCTGCACTTCCTCTGTAACTTATTCGCCATTGAGAGGTTGATAATCGACTGAAAATCAATCTTTTCGTCAAGATGAAGAATGTGAGTTGAAAACGAAATTTTTGTTTTGTAATTTGGTAGCGTTGCCCTTTGAAGCGTACCGTTCTGATCTCGTTCCGCAGAAGTTTCAAGTCGCTGATTCGGAGTTGATGAAAATGCGGTAATGTATTTATTCGGCATTATGTTGTTGCCGAATTTAAGCAAATAGCCGTTATAATTTGACATATCATCCCCCCCTTTATGCAAATGCGGATTTACCGTTGTGTCTGCGTCTGTAAAGCTCATCCTGTCTTATCATTTCTTCAAAAAGCGTTGAACCCTCAAGCTCGGCAGTAAACGAATAAGTGTTGCCGCCGTTATTACGAAAGATAATGAACATTTCATAAATGCGTTTAAGCAGGTCAAGAATTTGTGTGAGAATCACTGTATCCTGACCGCCCGAATTGTCGAGCATACCCTGTAACTTGTTAAGAGGGGAAATAACCTCAGGGTTACCGCTGTTAGCGCCTGCGTTATCGCCGACAACCGCAAGTGTCGGAGCTTTAACAATACCGCCTTTTGCAAATTTTCGTGCCGGAGATTCCGTGGGTTCTTCAAATCTCGGAATGAGAGGCGGATTTTCAGGCATTGAAAAGCTCCAATCCTGTCCAAATGCCGCGCCGATAACACCCGCAATTCCGCCGATTGAATTAACAACACCCGAAACGAAATTATAAATGCCCGTCCACAACGCATTTATGCCGTCAATGATTGCGTTTATAATGAACTTAAACACGGCGCAAATGCCGTCCCAAATGCCTTTGAAGAAGTCGTAGATACCCTGCCATGCTTTGTTCCAATCGCCCGAGAAAACACCTGTAATGAAGTCAATTAGACCGCCAAATGTTTTCTGTATAGAGGTAACCAACCCACCGATAAATGTAAACACATTATCAAACACCCTTTTTACGGCATTGAAAACATTCTGAAATATAGGTCCCCAAAAACTGACAAGCCAGTTTACAAACGGTGACAGGAAGTTATTCCACACGGTTGAAACACAGTCTGCAACCTTGCCGAAGAAGTTTATTGCACCCTCAAAAACAGGCTTCAGCCAATTTTCCCACGCTGATTTTACAATCGCTACGATAAAATCCCACGCAGGCTTAATCCATTGATTGTAAACATTCATCAGGGTTGTGCCGATATTGGTAAACATATTGCAGATATTCTGAAAAATCTGCTGTCCGTTGCCGTTCCACCAATTACTGATAATTGTTCCGATATCTCCGAAAATTTGACCGATAAAGTTAAACACATCTGCGAACTGCAATTGTAAATTTTCGAGAAATTCAGTGATTGTTGCACCGTCATTTTCAATCCATTCAACAAGGCTTTCGGTTGCGATTGAAAACGCACTCGAAACAACTTCGCCGACTGAACCCGCAAAGGTTGTAAGACCGCTTAAAAGATTGGAAATTGATTCTTCCATTTGAGGGCGGACATTGTCAATTGCATTGCCTGCAAGTGTACCGAAATTATCAAAAAAGGTTGAAAGGTTGTTATAGCCGTTTGTAAGATTGTTACCTATGGTGTCGATAAAGCCGATAATCTTTTCCCTGTCTTTTGAAATCCACTTAGCAACACCGCCTGAAATGGTCTGAAACGACTTTCCGCCGATTGTTGCAACAGCTCCGAATGCAGAGCCGATTGCCCCGAGTTTTGCAGAACCGACCTTTTGCATTGTGCCGAATGCCTTTTGAACTATTGGAACAGCATTATCAAAAACAGTCTTGCAGTTCTTGCCTATAGCTGACCAATCAACCTTGTTAATACCTTTCTGTACATTCTCGACAAAGCCTTTGAATCCGCTTTTTTCGTATAGATTTTTGAATGCCCCCGAAAGGTTTTTGCTTGTATCCTTGACAACATTCTTTGCAACAGCTCCGCCCGATGAACCGCCCGATGAGCTTTTTGATGAAGATGTATCTGACTTTGAAGAACTATCGGTACTTGAAAGCACATTCAGCTTGTCAAAGCCCGCTACACTTCTCTTTGCCTTTTCAGAACTTTTCTGAACATTATCAAGTGACTTTGAACTGTCATCTGCCGTATCCGTAAGGCTTTTGGCAGAATCGGATGCAGATTTGATATTGCTTGCGGTGTTGTTGCCTGTATCCCAGCCGAAGACCTTTGAAAGCGATTCAACCGCACCTTTGGCATATTCCGTTAAAGTCGCAAGTGCGGAACTCAACCGCTTTACATCCTGAGTTGCCACCTGAAGAATAGGCTGACCGACTACGGCAAGGAGCTGTTTCCAACTTTCTCTGAGGTTGCCCGTTACATTCTCCCAACCGTCTGCTTCACGGCTTGCCTGTCCCATAGCACCCGAAAGCTGATTAGCGTCCTTGACCATTTGCAAAAGCGTGAGCTGTTTCTGCGATTCCGACAAATCCGTAAATGACTTGCCATACAGCTTATTAGCCGCCGCATTTCGTGTGGTTTCAGTACAGGACAAACCGAGTGCAGCATCATTTTCAAAGTTGCCTTTAAGAAACGATTTCAGGCTTTCTGCGGTGTCTTCAAGCGAACGGTCGTAATATGCGGCACTGTCGGCTGTTACCTGTAAAGCCTCCTGCATAATACCCAAAGCACTTGAACTGTCCATACCCGTAGTTTTCGCAAAGGCATAAATGCTTGTGCCGACACCTTGTAATCGGGTTTCAAGAATACCGCTTTGATTGGCAACGCTCTGAATGGCTGATTCTGCCTGCGACTGCATTGTGCCGAAAGTCTGCTCAAACTGTGAATTTGCCGCATTGACTTCCGCAGCCGATTCAATGCACTGCTGACCGAACTCCTTGATTTTGGCAACGGAAAAGGCGGCAACCACAGCCGCACCGATTTTCTTAAACGAGGATGAAACCGAATTGCTTAACTGCTCACCGCTGCCTTTGATGTTTGAAAACTCTTTCTCGGTTTTCTGAGAAACACCCTCCGCAACCTTTGAAAAGGACTGTTTCATATCAGTGCTTACATTTTCAAAATCTTTTGAAAGACTTGAAAATGCCGAATCAAACTTTTTTGTAATTGAATCGGAAATCTTATGCAATGTTTTGGAAATATCATCACCCGTAAGCCTGACATCAAGCTCAATTTCACCCGCCTTTGTCGCCATATTCACCACTTCCTTTCATTTTAGATTCTTTAAAAACAGGCATAAAAACAGCGCACACCGTTATGATGTACGCTAATAAAATTTTGCAAAAGAACAGCCACCCCGTTTGGAGTGGTTGTTTTTTTACAAGCTTGCAAAAAAGTTTTGAAATTCTGCAAGAACGGTGTTCATATCTTCGTCTGAATAGTGCTTTACATTCCTTGACTGCCATTTATTGCGGATTTTATGCTGTGACGAAGTAAAGTTTTTCAAGACCTCTTTGTCGGTTTCAAGGCGAATTTGAACCGTTCTTGCAAGCGGTGTTTCGGGTCCTAAGCCTTGCAGAAGTGAGCAGAACTCATTCCAACTCATTTTTGCAAAATCCTTTGAATAAATGCTGACCCCGTACTCCGAGCGAAAGCTCGACACGATTAAATCAAAGTCATCAATCAAATCGTAGCCGGGGTCTGAGCTTCCCCCTCGTCAGTCAAATCGCCTGTTGCAATTTTGGCGGATTCGCTGATAAGGACGTTGAAATCGTGCATATTCAGCTGTAACTTTTCAATCTTTTTTCTTTCGGATTCATCAAAAAGAAGATGATACATTTCGATAACATCTTTGCTTTTACCGTTGCCGTCCTCAAAAAGTGCCGCAACTTTGAGCATTGAAACTGCGTCATTGTTGATTGCAAGGTCAACATTTTTAACTCTGACGCTCGGCTTTTCCTTAAAATTAAGTTTGTCTGTAATATCAATTAACTTTGACATAATCGTTCATTCCTTTCGTTTTTTAAGCTGCTGCTGTATATACCGGCTTGCCGTTTGACATAACTTCAAATTCAAGCGGAGCAACACCCGTGCTTGCGCCTGCACCGTTAGATGTGACGGATACAACTGCATTTTTAAAGAGGACGGTTGCACCGTCGGGGAAAGTCCACATAAACGGAACTTCTACCTTTCTGCCGTTTTCAAATGCAAGGGCGGCAATCTGGTCATTGCCTGCGTCACCGATTGTACGCTTGCCCTTGACGGAGATTGTGATTGACTTTGCTGTCATAAGTCTTGACTTCCAGCCCTCGTTTTCAAAGGCTGTCCATTCCTCGACACCGTTGTCAAATGCAACGGAAAATTCTTCACAGTTAGCAATATTTGTCGTGGTGGATTCTGTTCCTGTCTTGCCAACCGCAAACTGATTTTCATAGCACGGGAATACTCCCGATTCAACTTTTGCCATAAAATTACTTCCTTTCGTAATAAAATTTAACTTCAATGACCTGCTCATACACACCCTTGTCGTCTGTTCCCACATCAACGGGTTCTTCCGTGAGCAGTTCGATTATATAGATTTTGTGTTCCTTAATTTCAACATTTTTAATGCCGTAAAGCGTTTCGTAAAGTCTGCGTGCAAACTCCTCGGTTTCTCTTGCGTTGTCGGTGTAATGGATAAGCAAAGACACGCTTATTGTATCGTAGGTACTTTCACCGCCGATTGCCCTTGTGGGTGTTCCCGACTGCTTTAATGAATACACACCGATTGACCTGTCCTGCTTATTGTCAAGCTTGCCAATGTAATAATGCTCTGCTGAGGTAACGCTTTTGAGCCAATCTCTGATGTCCGATAAGTAAATCAAAGTCCTGCTTCCTTTCTGTATAATCTCACAAATGCCCGACTGCAAAAATTCTGCCGTGTACCGCCCTCAAGCCACGGTGAGAACCATTTACCGCCGGCGGCAATGTTTTCATTACGGCTGAAATTATACTCGGGATGAAAATACAACCGCCTTGCATACGGAGTGCTTGACACGATTTTAACCGTGCCGTTCCAACTCTGCACACAATCTTCAAAGGTATTTTCGTTCTGAAGATTACCCGTATCAAACGGCATTACCTGCGTGTTTTTCACCTGTTTAAGAAGTGCGTCACCCGTCTGTTCAAGAGCCTGTTGCTTTGCCCTATCAAGCTGTTTTACAACAGGCATATTGAGTTTGATTTTTGATGATACCGAAAATCCCATTAAATCACATCCAATTCCGTAAAATTAACTTTGCCATCGGGGTTGCGGTGTTTTGTACCCTGCACGATGTTTCGTTTTACGCCGTCAAGGATTACAAAGCCACCACTTAAATTTGGGCTGTCGGGGGCAATATCGCCGTCAAAAAGCAAGACAGCCGACACCTGAACAATTTTCTGCTCTTTGGTATAGACCGTCTTTGCCTTTGACTGCATATTACACAAGGCAGAGCCACCGTGCAGGGTTGCTGACGGGTACAAGCTGTCGGAGGGATACAGATTTTTGCATTCAAACACGGTCAGGGGTGCTCCGTCTTCGGTAACACCCTCACCGTAGATTGTGACCTCGACAGGAGTTTTGCAGAACTGCTTTTTTACAAGTGACGGAAATTTCACGGTTTTCACGCACCTTTCAGATTGCAGGATAACAAAGTCCTGTTGATTTTAGCAACGCATAGAGGTCGGCAGGAATTGCCACTCCGCTGATACACATTAAGTTCCAGCTTGCGCCAAATTCCATTGATGTGCCGTTGATTGAATAGCTTTTCAGATAGGAAGAAATCATATCGGCATTTTCTTCTTCAAAAGCAGTAAGTCTGCTATGCACTCTGCTGATGATTCTCTTCTGCATTTCCGAAAGTTTTTCAAAATCAATGCGGTTAAAAGTCAGAACATCAATGTGTTCGGCAGAAACAATACTGTTTTCATCTCCGCCCTGATGTTCAATGTAATCGGCATACATAGATTTACTCCTTTGTGTCTGACTTGGTACTCTCTTTAAGTTTTTTGTTTTCGGCTTTGAGCTTTGAATTTTCTTTCTTCAAAGTATTGTAATCATCAACAGAAATTTTCTTGCCTAATCCATATTCTTTGATTTTGCCGTTGTCATCCTGAATATCATAACCACGGGATACATAAATCTTAGCTTCCTCGTCTGTGTTGACTGTATATGACTTATTGTCTTTGATTGCTTTCATTTTTTCTCACCTCGCTTTAAGCCTCGGCATGAATGATTACGCCCTGCTTCATAAGTTCGTCAATGGCAAAAGTACCATTAACTTTTCTGTTCTGATATATATAATTATCAGCTGTTCGGCTGTCAGAACCCGGAGTATAGACATTGATATATGAATACTTAACTCTTGACACCTGTGCTTCCGGGTCAATAAGAATATAGTCAATCTGCTTAGCTGAGCTGTCAGCAACACAACCGTTTGTAAAATCAAACAAAGACTTCATTCTTGAGCTTGGCACTTCTACAATCTTATCAATATCATCAACGGAACGAACACGGCGGTCAATGCCCTTTGCGGAACTGATTTCAAGTGTTCTCTGAATACCCTCTGCATTCTTCAAAAGCTTTTTGTACTGTGGTGTCGCATAAAGAATAACCCTGTCGAGCGGTACACCCGCTTCGGCAAAAGCCTCAAGGTTATCATCAAAATCTGCAAGCACATTCGCCGCAGTTAATGCAGTAGTTTTTACTGTTGCACCAACTCGCTTAGCTTCTGTATAAATCTTGCTGTAAGTATAACAGTCGAGTTCAGGTATAGCCTGTGTTTTTTCAAAGCGTGTCTGAATATTTGCGATAGTTACTACCATATTTGTTTCGTCAACATCAATAGGGTCGATAGCAAACTCAATATCTCTGTCGTGGTCAAGGGTTTTGGTTTCGTAACCGTTTGAATATGTACCCGAATTAAAACCGCCTGCACCTCGTGTATGGTCTTTATAACCGCTGACCGAGAGTTTCGGGATTTTAATATCCTTACCGTTGATAATCTGAATGTCAGAGTTTGAGTGGTAAAGGTCATCACAAGTAAGGGCTTGACCGTACAATTCTCTTAAAACATTACTGAAAATAGTTGCGTATTCTAATACTGCCATAATTATTTACCTCTTTTCTTACTTTTTCGATTTGATGCCGAAAATTCCTCTTAAGGCATCTTCTGTTAAATTTTTGTTGCCGTTGCCGTCACCGCCGATTTTCTTAACTCCTGCGCCGTTCTCGGCAGGTTTGCCCTTGAGTGCGGGGATATCGTCAAGCACCTTTTTAACCGCCTCGGTGAGCTTTTCGGCATTGATTTTGCCGTCTGTAACCGTCCCTGAAAAATCTGCCATTTTCAGCACATAAGGCACGGTTGCAATGTCAACGCCCTGTTTTACGGCTTCGAGGGTTGCCGACTGGTTGACTTCTGCCATAAGTTTTGCGTTGTTTGCAGATTCAACTTCCGACTGCATTTTTGCAAAGTCGGGAGTATTCTTAGCTTTCTGCTCCTTAAATGCTCCGATAGCCTGTTTCATTTCATCGGCTGACAATCCCTGCTCCTTAAAATATGACTTCAAAACGGTGTCCTCTGTCACGCTCTGTTTGCCTGTAATAAGGCTTGCGAGCTTGTCGTAATCAAAGGCAGGAGCGTTTCCCTGTGGAGTTCCCTGCGGTGCAGGTGTCGGTTCATTTGGGGTTGGTGTTGGATTTGGTTCTGCCATTTTTTCATATCCTTTCAGTTTTTCGGGTGTCTCCCGTAATCAGTTTATAGAGTGTCTCTCTGTTTCAGTTTTGCACGGTGTCTCCCGTAGTTTAATGTCTTCGGACAATAAAAAAGCACCTTACATATTCGTAAAGTGCTTAATCTGCTGATTCTGTTTTCTTTGTTCTCGGCTTTTTAGGAGCGTTTGGTTTAACCTCAACTGCAAAACCGCCGTCAATGAGTTCCTTTGCTCTCTGCTCGGAGCATTCAAAAACTTCGTTCACAGGTCGGGTTACATAGCCGTTCTGCCTGTCATTAAATGCTGTTGTTACTCTGATTTTCATTCTGTCACCACCTTTCTAAACCGGTCAAAATCGACGGGTTTAACTGTTAATCTTTACTCTTAAATGTAATCGGCAAAATCTGTTTAGGCAGGAAGTTAATTTCATAACGGTATTTGTCCACTTCTGCACCGCTTATGTCCTCTACAACATA